TATAGTGTGATCTTCCGCCTGTGCCGCCTACAACTGAACAATGTGACCATTCGTTTCTACATGCATGACCTTGTACACGCACACCTGCATGTGCTGCTCCTAGACTATTAAGTCCTGGTGAGTGTGGAACCCATTGTTTGATCCAGCAGTTGTTAGTGTCTGATCCGCATCCACAGTAGTTAGTATACCAACCAGGAACGCCATATTCTCCACAAGTTGTTCCATAGTACGGAGAACAACATCCGCTGCGTCCCATGTAGTGCCAACCATAGTCTACACTACGTCCGTCACCATTTGGTCCTGAAATACAGCACTGTCTGTAATAGCAGTAGCAGTATACATATCCGCCAAATCCGCCATCTGCACAGAAGTTATTAAGTCCTGTACCTGTTACATATGATTTACATCCTCGGCAACCAATACATGAACAGCAATACCATCTGCCGCCCCAGCCTGAGCACATATCATAGCAATCACCTGCTGTGATATCATCACTGTCTACATCTACTCGTGCCCAAGCGCCTGAGCCGCCTGGAATACCTCCGTGACAACCACGCATACTTGCACCAGCTCCGCCGCCACCCCAAACTTCAAAACGTAGTTTTGTAGTTCCTGTTGGAGTACACCAGTATTGAATTCTGTTTGCGTTATAAGCATCACAGCAGTTTGGTCCGTTGTCAGTGTTATGACAGAATGTATCTACACTGAACATTCTACCATCTATGCCTGAAAGAACAACGTCTCCAGAATCAATTTCTGACTGTGTTACTTGCTCAAATTTTCCAAATAAATCTCTTAATCCTGCCATTGTTACTTCCAACTTATCCTTATCATACCTGGACCGCCTGGCCAACCGCAACAACAACCGTCGCCGCATACTCGTGTGCTGTTTCCGCCGATGCCAACAGCAATAACACTGTCGCCGCCCATAAAGCCATTCTGCATGTATCCGTTTGCTTTACATCTATCGTGTGATGGTTCTACGTTACCGCAGAATCTAACAGCTTTGTATACAGTATCTGTGTGACCATCAATAGGTGGTCCTGGGAAGATAGTTTGATAATAACACCAGTTACCGCTGTTGTGTGTATTTGTATACAGGAATCCGTGTCTTCCTGGAACTCCTGTTATTTGTGCATCGGTACAATCAAAGTAGCAAGCACAATTACTCATGCAAGGGTGTGGACACATACCTGTCCAGTTGCCGCCGCAGCCTGACATACAAAATAATGCACATCCTGGCTCACCGCCTTCTGCACAAAAATTACTTAGTCCTGATCCTACAACATAGCTTCTACAACCTTTGTATCCGCAACTCATTGTAGGTGAACAACAGCTTGCAGGTGCAACACACATACAATAACATGTACCATCTGCTGCTGCAACTTCTGTTGCTGTGTAAACCTTTTTAACGTATGCGCCTGAACCTCCTGGCCAGCCAAACACACAACCACAAGAACCACTGCCAGCGCCGCCTCCGCCGCCGCCCCATGCTTCTACTTGAAAGTATGTTGCACCTGAAGGTAAGCACCATGGACAAAAGCATCCTTTACCGTAGTCAGTGTTATGTTGTTGACTACAGCGGTTTACAAAAGTCATTGATTCATAATCGCCTTCAAGATACGCAGGTTGCGGTCCTGAATTTAATGAATCAGTAGATCCTTTGTCCAACAATGTTCTTAATGAAGCCATATCTTATGTTCCTATAATTATCCAGCCATATGTTGTGCCGCTGTACATTAGTGTTATTGACGCACCGTTAATATCTAAATCAAGGTTGTCTGAATCACCTTGAATTAACGATCCATTTCTTGCTAGTGTCACTGCATTAGTAGCAAAGTTTGAAGTCACATCAATTATTTGAATTGTATCGTTTACAAGTAACGAACTATTCAAAGGTAATGTAACTGTAAATGCACCACTTGAAGTATCAGCAAGAATTCTGTCATTAACAACCGCTGTGTAAGCCGCACTCACTTCGCGAATGACTGTAGAAGCTGTTCCTGTTTCAGTAATAAATCTTCCCATTTTAATTTCCTTTGTTAATGTATTTATGCCGTTGAGGTCTCAATTCCAAATGCTACTCCAGAAACATTTGCAGCACTTGAATATACTACTATTTTCTTTCCTGCATCTAAAACGATACCTGTTCTTTCCAACACACCCTTTGCTTGGATTTCTGTGTCGTATTCTATATATTCTGCATTAGTAGGTGTATCAGCTGCTGCTACTGCAAGTCTTACACTAATAGCTGCGTTACCTCTATTACAGAATGAAACACTTGTTACAGCAAATGTATCAGCCGGAACAGTATAAACAGTTGTGTTTGTACCTGCTGCTAAATCTGCTGTGCCTAATATTCCTGTTGCCATTTTATTTGTTCTCCGTTATGATAAGAAATAATTCATTGCTACTGGTACACCGTTGACACCTTTTTCAAAGTTCACTACGTTTAGAACGTCAATCTTAGTGCCAAGTGTTGTAGTAATTTCTTGACCGCTAATTTCGATCTGACCAGCAGTTACACTATTTACGTTTAGTGTTGCAGCACCGCCACCAATTTGTGATGTAATATATGTCTTAATTGCTTTTTGCGTTGGAACAATATTATCACTATTAGCAGTAAATGTGCCATCTGTACTAAACTCGTTAATTACTGCACCAGTGCTTCCTAATCCTAGTTCGCCTAGTGACAGTTCTTGTAGACCACTAATATTGAACGCATCTGCGTTAAGTGTAGCAATACCAGTACTCTGTTCAACGGAGAACAAGTCGCCAACTCTAAAGTTACCATCTTGGTCCGTTGAGGTAAAGAACACTCGTCCTCCACCTGATTCTGTTGTTTCTTTTTCATCATCCGGATCATATACTGGATCACCCGGATAGTTTGTTTCTGTAAAGTTACCAGTACCGATATCAAGGAAGTCGTGACCTGTAAGACGTACTTGTGAGTAACGTATTCTCATTTCAAGTTCTTCTTCATGTTCAGGTGCTTCTGATATTTCAAGTTCTGGTGATACCTGTAGTTGTGCAGTATAAGGTCCTGTACCTGCAAAGTCTCTTACAGCAACTAACTTAAATACCTTATTCGGTAAACTATCAAATACTACGTTTGAACCCGGTTGTGGTTCGTCGTCCAAGTTATTTACTACAACAAATTCTCCAGGCTGATATTGATCTGCAAAACCGTCACCACTAACTTCTGCTGAAGCAGTAGCAAAGTCTGTACCTCTGTCAGTGTAAGTAGGCTGAGCTAGAACTCCATCACCTATTCTTACTTCTGTTGGTGCTTCGATAGTATTGTTAGGATCTGTAATTGTTAGTGTAGGTGCAGTTGTATATCCTGAACCTGGATCCCATAATACTATACGTGCAATCTTTTCATCTGCAACAATAGCACGACCCTTTGCTGTATCCGAATACAATCCGCTTGCAGGTGCTGTAAATGATATTCTTGGTTCTATTGAATATTCTGTAGTTGCATCTAGCGCACTTAGAATACTTTCACCAGTAACATGATCCCATCCAGCTGTACTATCACTCATTTTATAAATTGTTGCTACTTTTGTACCAGCATTATAACTTTGAATGTATCCATATTGTCCTGCACCTGTACCAGCAGTTAGATATATTGCCATACCTACATATTGTGAACTAAGTGCAGTATCAGTATTAGATAGTGTAATTGTTAAATTATCACCTTCCTGCGCACTATTAGTTGCTGATTTGTAATCAGCACCACCTGTATCAGCTGTACTGTCTGCATCAACATCCGTATCTAGCATTCTTACTTTAAACACGCCGCCGTTAACAGTAGTTGGTGTTACAGTTCCAAGGCCATAACCTTCACCTGTAATTGTAATAGTTGTACCACCAGCTGTGTAATCTTGACCTGCATTTAGGTACTGTAGTGTTAGGATATTATTTCCGTCTGTAAGAACACTATCAACAATAGCATCTAAACTTCTGTTGTTAACTTGTGCAGTTATAGGTGTTTCTGTGTCGTCGATACCTTCAGATACTGAACCAAAATCACCGTATGAGTTGTTACCGTTTGTTGCACGAATCTTACCGCCATTTTCTGCTAGATAACCGATGTGGTTGTAATATGTAAACACTGAAACAAGTTCTGAACGTCCTAGGTTTGTAACCCAGTACCCAATACCATCACTTAGAATCTGTGTAAAGTCGTTAGCAACAATTGAATCGTTACCGCCATCGTGTAAATCACCATCTACTTTAAGTCCTACACAAGCTGTACCAAATGTTGATACGTTCTGCACATATGGTGATTTGTTTGTAATCCATACTCTAGAATCTGCTGGTCCCCAGCCTGGATCCAATGATACATACGCACCAGCTGTTGGACGTCTTGTACCATATTCGTTTGCTGCACTTAATGTACCTGTTAGGTCTGCAAGTGTACAGTTTCTAAGTCCAGTTGCATTACGAGCATAGAACATATCTTCAGTTGTTGAACCATTTACAGCATTTACATACTGTTTTGCTGCATTTAACGACTTGTAGTTACCTTTAGTTTGAACTGGTGATGCATCTGAATCTGGCTGATAAATCAAATCATATTTAATAGCATCAATGTATCTGCGCACATCTCTACGACATTTATCTTCATCGTATACGTAAGCTGGGTATGTATCAGCAATATATGCAATCGCTTCTTCTACTAAGAATTCTCTGTTTGCTTCTAGTACACCTACAGCATAAGTATAATCTGTAGAAGTTTGTGGAGTGTTCGTTCCATTAATCACAGGTTCTGTAGAGTCTCCTGACGCCCCATTTACGCCCCAGTCGATATAATCATAAATTTGTTGCCAAAGATCAGCTGCATGAATTGCAGGATCTGCGCCGCCTGCTGGACGAGTTGTTACCTGTGATTCAGTATTACCTGTTGTTTTTGTAACTGCTGTATTTGTAATAATATCTTCAGTTAGAGATTGTAATCTTGCAATAGCAGCAAGTGTATATGTAGTATCACTACTATCTACTTGGCTGCCTGCAGGTGTAATACGGGTTGAACGTAGCTCGTCGCCTACTACTGCTGTTTGTACAGGAATTACCATAGGCAATGTTTCTGAGTATGTTCCTGTCTTAACAAAGAGTGTATTGTTTGAAATAACTTGTGCAGGAGTATCATCAGTGTCACCTGCTGTTACTGTTTCAGTTAAAATATCTGTCAGCGTATTAATCCTTGCTTGTACACCATCTTCTTCAGGGTAATCTGAATCCTTAATTTGTGTAATTGGTGAAGCAACTGAGTTTTCTGTCTGATAATTTGTTGCAGGATCTACACTTTGTAATATACCTGCATCAATTAATGTTCCTGAAACATGGTCAATCATTGCATTAAATTCATCTTCTGAGCCTACAATCTCTGTATCGTCAAAAATTTCTACAGCAAGATCTCTCATTCTTTGATTGCCGCCGTGGCTAAGATCCCAAATCAAAGCATCTATAAATCTTCCTACATAAACACGCCATTCTGTTTTATCATATGTGAATGATCCTGTAAACGGAGATACTACGTTTGTTACGTTGTAGTCTACAAATTCAACTGCATCTGCTTGTATGAAGCTTCTGTTGACTTCTAAAATATATTTTGCATTTGGAAAAATTGCACCTTGTTCTATTTGTCTTAGTGCATAGTTTATTGTTTTCCAAGGTTGATCAAGTGTAGTACCGTAATTCGGTGCTGGTGAATCAACACCGTTGTCAGTTGACACATACCATACGTGATTGATCTTTCCGAAGAAACTCCATTCAGGTGCATCTCCTGCACTATTAACTCTTAATGTTTGTCCTGAATCACCTATAGGAAGCCTTGTTGGACCTGCGCCGCCGTAATAAACTAAATCACCTTCAGTTGTAAGTGGAAGTGTTTCGCCTCCTCCTGATAACAGATTCCAATATGCGCCTGCTACATCTTGATCTGGTCTATTTTGATCAACAGTTTCGTCAGCAGTATGTCTTTGAACAGCAATATACGAACTACTACCGTAACGTACAGCGTCACCTAAGTCGTATTCGTTACCATCTGTCCAAGAATCATTCCATTCAATACCTTGGTTTAATCTTTCCCAATATGTTGCATTTGGTGGTTCTTGTCCTGTATTATCAAGAATACAAAGATATGTGTATCCGCCCTGGCGAACAACATCTCCTGTAAAGTATTCAAAGTTTGATGAATCTTCACCCCAATCGCCTACAAGTCTAAATCCTGTAGTAAATAAATCCCAATCTGTAGAACTTGATGAAGGACGAGATCCTACATTGTTTGTAATAGCTACATATGAATAACCGCCATATGTAACAAAGTCGCCTGCTTGATATGGTGTTGTGCCACTCCAGCTGTCTTCAAATTCTAAACCTTCTGTAAATTGTGCCCACTTACTATTATCGTCTGAAAGATAATTTTGACTTGTATGATATGTTGTACAAATCCAAATGCCGCCGCCGGACTTTACAAGGTCATTTAGTTTGTAACGGGTGCCAGTTGACCAATCACCTTTATATTCAATACCGTCATGGAAAATATCCCAGCTACTCTGGTTCGCTTCTAAACCAAGTGTAGCAGTTGCAGCACTAACATGACCTGTATTTGCAACATATGTTCTACCACCATAACGTATAATGTCGTTTACAACATATCTAGTATTAACTTGCCAATCACCTTGCCAACTTACACCTTGAGAAAATACATCCCACTTATCTTGATCGTTTTCAAGACCTGTAAGTGTATCTGCTGCTGACGTGTGTCCTTCTGTACATAGGTAAATTGTAGAATTATATTTTACAATATCATTAATTTTATAACGTGTGAGAGGCTGCCATTCTGCTTGATAGTCAAATCCTTCTGCATACAAATCCCACTTTGATTGATCATCCTCTAAACCAAGTGCATCAGTGGCTGCTGAAGTATGGGCTTCATTAGCAATATATAAGTAACCACCATATTTAACAATATCATTTTCTTTGTAATATGTGTTTATAGCCCAGTCTGATTTCCATTCTTGTCCGTCACTTATCTTATTCCAATTTGCTTGATCATCTGGAAAATCTGCAGACGCTGTGTGTCCTGTAATAGCAACATAAGTGTTACCACCATTCCTTACAATATCGTCAACATAGTAAGTAGTAAGAGCAGTCCAGTCGCCCTTCCATATAAATCTTATTCTACCAAGTTTAAAATCAGCCATTTATTGCTCCGAATTCGTTGTTGTATGTATTTATCGTATAAGGCATTTGTATTATCCTCCGCCTCTAGTATAGTACATAGAAGCTAGATAATGTCCGTCGACTCCAGCTAATGCACCTTTTATGTTCATTACTGGAGGCACTATAATATCTAGTCCGCTTGTTGTGTCTATGTTATTTGTTTGTATTCTAATTTGTCCTGCAACAAGTGCGTTTGTTTGAACATTTGAACCACCGCCTGCAATTCTGCTTTCAATGTAAGTCTTAATTGCTCTTTGAGTAGGTACAATATTATTTGAATTTGCAATGAATGTTGTTTCTTTAGAAAATTCTCTAATAACTACTGCACTACCGCCAACTTGAATACCACCTAGAGAAAGTTCTGTAAGTCCGCCTAGATCAAATTGTGTTGCGTTAATAGTTACAATACCGGTTGCCTGTTCAACTTCAAACAGTTCACCTACCCTAAAGTTACCATCTTGGTCCGAACTTGTGTAGAACACTCTGCCGCCGCCATTTGCTACAGTTTCGTTAAACGGTTGTAGTTCATTAATTTCTGTAACGCCTGCTACATAACGTCCTGGATAATTTGTATCAGATTGGTTACCCGATCCAATATCTAGGAAGTCGTGACCTGTTAGTCTCAATTGGCTGTAGCGTTCACGTATTATCATACTTTCGCCATGTACAGGTGATTCTTCAACATCTATAGTAGGAGTAATTTCAAATGTAGCAGCATAATCTCCTAAAGATCCGCTCGAGCTTACTACTTTAGATATACTAAATCTTACTTCATCTATGCCATTTATTTCTAAGTTTGCACCAGGACCAGGAATTTTTGAAAGACTTTCAACTTTAAAGTTTTTACCAGTTTGGAAAATCTCCGCAAATCCATCTCCACTCACTTCAGCATCAAATTGAACATATCCATTACCTCTATATAGCATAGTAGGCTGTGGTAATACACCGTCTTTTAAATTAATTTCTATTCTAGCATCTACAGTTTGCACATTGTCTTGTACGGTTATATCAGGTGCTGAGCTATAATTACTACCTGAATCATACAATACAATACCATCAACTCTACTTGCAGCAATGGTTGCTCTACCAATAGGTCTTGCACCAGTTTCAACTTTTGCAAACTGACTTTCACCATCTGCTGTTACAATCCATTTGCCTGCTCTATAAGCAGATCCTTCATATGATGCTAGTGATCCAAGTGCATAAGTAGAACTATCGTCGCCATATGTATTCCATACAGCACCACTTTGTGATTTAGCAACAAATGTTCCTAAGCCTGTAGCAATAAATACGCCTGCTCCATAACTTATTCTATGGAAGTCTCCAAATTTAATATATCCAGTAGCCCATGTTTCACCATCAAATGTATAGGGTGTAGGAATCAATCCATCTGCACTATCATCAGATTCTGCACCTATAAACACCAATCTGTTATTACCATAAGCATGATCACTGCAAGCAAATGCAGGAGCTCTCCTAGGACTTGCTGGTGCTGGTGTAATGTTATCAGCATCTACTATGTGCCAATGTTTGCCATTGATACTCCAGCCAACTCTTCCTAAATCTCTGTCAATAGCAACAAAGATACCTTGGCCAAACCAAGCACTAGGTAAGTCGCCTGTTCTAATTTGGCGTTCAATCATTAGTGTTTCAAGATTAGCAATTCTTGCAGCTTGAGATCCTGTTAGTGTGTTTGAAGTATTTGAATCATACCAATATCCTACTAGTGTAACGTCAGCAGCATTAAAGTTTCCATCTTGGTTAATATCGCCTCTTGCATATGTTTCATTAGTAGGAATATCAATCCAGAACTGATGTCTTTGACCATTATTAGTTCCGGCTGCTGCTTCTGACATGTTAACTGTTGCAGCTTCCCAATCAACCCAATATTTGCTTTCTAGATTACCAACTTGTGTCCAAATACCTTCTGGTAAATGAGTTTGATCAGATATCCAAGTACCGTTTACTTTAGCACCTGTATGTCCGCTTTCAGCAATTATAGATACATGATTTCCAAAAGTTGATCCGCTTACCCAGTTTTGGGCAGTTGATGAAATAGTTTGTGCAGACCAGCTTGATGCATCACTACTTACATATGCATTTGTAGTCGGGTTTCCGTTTTCAGAATTTGCAACTGCAATGTACTGATCACCATCGTGTAACAGTGCAACTATATCTACTGTGCCAGGAATAGTGCCTGCTGATGACCAAGTATCACCATCTGTGCTTTTTGCACTTACTCCGTCTTCTGATATTGCAACAAATTCACCGTCGCCCCATACAATATGTTTCCATGATTGTGTGCCTGGAGCAGAAACATTTGTTGCGCTAAATTCTGGCTCAGTAAATATTACTTTTGGTTCTATAGCATATTGTGTAGTTTCGTCTAATAATGTTTCTATTGGCCAACCTGGTTGATAATGGTCCCATCCACTATCACCGTCACTTTCTCTACTACATGTTACTGTTTTTGTATTTTCGTTAAACGCAGTGATTTCTGCATATTGTCCAACACCGATACCTGATATAATTGATATTCTTTGTCCTACATAATTCGCAGCAGTACCAATATCAGCAGCAGAAAGTACAATTGAAATATCATCACCTTCTTGAGCATTGTTTACAATGTATGTATAGTTTAGTCCGCCTGGTGCAGAACTGTCGCCTGCTGCTTTAATCCTAGCATTTGCAATAGCGCCATCTCTAATTTCATTTGAATCATAGATACCATATCCCAATTCTCCTGAGCCACCAAATTCTATAGTAGCATTCGTATAATCCTGTCCAGCATGGCTGTATCCAAGAGCAAAAATTTCTTGTCTAGTAGTTCCGTATGTAAATGCTTCCTTGACTTGTGCTTCATTATCTCTGTTATTTACAACAGCAGTAATTGCTGTTTCATTAGCATCAAATCCTTCTGCAACCGATCCATATGTTCCATAACTATTATTACCATTTGTAGCACGTACAATACCGCCATTAGTACATAGATATCCAATATGACAATAGTAAGTAAACACTGAAACAAGTTCTGATCTACCTACATTATCTGCCCAGTAACCTATGCCGTCACTTAGCACCTGTGTAAAGTCGTTAGCAACAATAGATCTATTTCCGCCATCATGCAGTGCGCCGTCAACTTTCATACCAATACAACCCGATCCAAAAGTTGTTACATTTTGCACATATGGTGATTTGTTTGTAATCCAAACATCTTGATCATCTGGTCCTGTACCTGGATCTAAACTGACAAATGCACCTGCTGTTGGACGTCTTGTTAGGTATTGATTCGGTGTTCCAAGTGTGCCTGCTAATCCTTGTAGCGTACAATTCCTCAAACCTGAACCGTTACGCATGTAAAACATATTTCTTGTTTCAAACCCATCTGCAGGTTGAATATTTGTACTACGTAGTTCGTCTCCTACCAATGCAGTATCTTTTGGAATTGTAATTGGTAGCACTTCTTCGTAAAATCCTGTAGCAACAAATACTGTAGCAGGAGTTCGTGTAGTAGGCTCAGCACCAATAAAGTCCATTGCATATTTGATAGTCCTAAACGAATCTGTTTGTTGAGTTCCTGCATCAGGTTCATCTCTACCTTCTGTGCTTACATAGTATACATTTTTAATTACACCGTAGTCTTCCCATGATGGTAAACTGTTTTGTACTTTAAGTGGCTGACCTTGACTACCTATTGCTAATCTATCTTTAGCGTCATCATATATTTGTATATCGCCTCTGTATACAAGTACGTTTGTTGGTGTGCCTTGTATAAAGACTTCCCAGAATTCATTATGGTCTTGTAGCTGGTCTAAATCAGGACGTGATTCACTGTTAGAACTAAAATGTCTTTCTACACAACGATATAGTGTACCTGCATATAGCGCAATATCACCTAAGAAATATTCAGTTGCGTCTGACCATTCTGCTCTGTATTTTGTTGTATCGACTAATAACTGCCAAGTATCTGATGCTGCAAGTGCGCCTAGTACATTTGCATCAGCATCGTCAGGATCATTTGGATATGTTGATATTTCACCTGCTCTATAAGCATCTTGCGCTTTTTGAATAATGTACGCTAGAGGTTCGTTGTAACCTGTGCTTCCGTCACCTTCAGCAAGATTAATATCATCTTCGTCAACTTGTCCATTTTTGTTTAGGTCAGCATACTTAAATCCTGTTTCAGGATTGATGCTGTCCCAGAACAAGTGAAGATCCGTAGGTGTTGTTGTGTTTACAATGTCTGTAATTACACTAGCATATGCAGCTCTTCCATCAACTGCATCTTTAAGTGTAAACAGTTGATCTGGGTATACTGAAGTATTATCCTTAATAGCAATGTACAAGTAACCGCTTGCTCTAATAACATCTCCTGGCCTATATGCAGTTGTGTCATCCCAGTCGCCTCTGTGATTATATCCTTGCTTTAGAATTTCCCAGTCGCCTGTATCTTGTAGTAAATTGTTTTGACTAGGTGTAACCCCAGAATTATTTGTTAGTGCTGTATATGTATAGCCGCCATACTTTACAATATCGCCTTTGTTATATTCTGTATCAATATCCCACTCTGCTTCATATTGCAATCCAGGAACCCATTCTTCCCAGTTAGCTTCGTCTGTTCTTAAATTTGCTGCTCCCGAAGTATGTGCCGTTGTACATTTCCATAAACCTGCACCATACTTTACAATATCGTTTAATTTGTATCGTGTACTAGAAGTCCATATTCCTTTGTAGTCAATACCTTCATGTACTTCTCCCCATAGAGCAGAGTTGTCTTCAAGTCCATCTTCTGCTGTAGCAGCAGATGTATGGTGGGTATTTGCACGATATAAGATACCTCCGTATCTGACAACATCATCAAACCTGTAAACAGTATTAGGTGCCCAATCACCTCTCCAGTTATCTGATCTTGTGATGATAGCCCATTTGGCATTATCATCTGCCAAACCGTCATCAGCAGTTGCAGCTGATTGGTGTTTTTCAGTACAGATATAAACAACACCATTTTCTCTTACAACATCTCCTAAATCATAATAAGTAGATACTGTCCATTGATTTAACCAATTGTAAGTAGTTTGGTATAAAATCCAGTTGTCAGAATTAATAGGCAAACCTAAAGAATATACCGGACTTGAAGTATGACTTGTTATACACTGATATACATATCCTTTGTATTTGACAATATCTCCTTCTGAATAAAAGGTACCAATTTCCCAATCACCTTTCCATGCATACCCGTCAAACATAAGTTCCCACATACCAGAATATCTAGTATCTAGTTTGTTGCCCATGCCCGTATGTGCTTCACAATAGTAGAATAATTTATTAGGAGCACTAGCAGGCAGGGTAAGTTCAATAGTTCTAGTAGTTGCGCCTGCAAATGCTGCTCTATATGCTGCTAAATCAGCAACTGCTTCTCCGTCTATTTTGTAAACTATTCCGTCTGTCCAAATATCGCCGCCATTGTGCTTTCCGTCTACTGAACCGCTAAACCTAATATAATGAGGATTATCTTCTTGAGTTTCTACTTCAGTTTCTGGATCAACTGCGATTGCGCCGCCAAACTTCAAATTAGAAATATCTGTCTGATCAAATATATATTTTCTGCCTTTGTTTAGAACTTGTACAGGATTTTGTACACCGTCAAAAACAAAAACGTTTTGTCCTGTTTTGATTGAACTTTCAGCAACTGTAACTGCTATTGTAACATCTGCAAGTGTGTCTTTAGAATCATAAAAGTTTGTAGTAGCTGTATGATTTTCTAAAGCAACAAATGCTTTACCCATATACCGAACTACATCGTCTTTCCTATAAGCTCTACTTGCTTGCCAATCGCCTGCCCATCTAAACTTTAATCTATCTAACTTGAAATCTGCCATTTACGTTCTCTTTAATAATCTTCACTAGTATCTGCTTGCGATAACGGGTCATATGTATAATTTCTGTTAACTCTAGCTACCAAGTATCCTTCGGCGTCTACATAATACATTATACTCTTGTTGTCCCATTTCAATTGTTCATAATTTAAATTATCATAAACTTTTTTATGATTGTTGTCTCTACCTTCAAAAAAGTTTTGACCTTCTTCTAGGTTATCAAAGTTATCTTCAGGTGCACCTGGAATATTAACAGCAAAACTCGATTCTGGCATCATTTGGTCTAGTTTTCCAAACCATAGATCTCCTTGATCAGTACGCTTTAAACCATAGAGATAGCGTTTGCCAAAACTTTGTACAATCTCTCCTGGTGTTTGTCCTGTATAATTTGTAGACATCTTTATTCCTTAAACAATATTCACGTAACTTATTACTGCATCAAAACCTTCTGTTGTATCACTTAATAGATACATTTGATTGTCTGGTGCTAGAATTAATTTTTCGCCTGCACTTAATGCCCGCAGACTTGTATTAGGCGGGATTTGCACATCCTTTAACCAATACCCTTCAACACTTGTATCATCATGTACAAGTACACTTGCAAACACAGTGTTATCTGTAAGATTTGAAAGACTCAATCCGATTATAGTAGAACGTGTACCAGCATTTGTTTCTAATGCTAATATCGGAGTAGTTCCTACTTCTTTAATTACTTTATTTAAAAATACCGTTGCCATTTCTTATCCTAGTGTTAATGCGTACTCAATTGCCAAATCTTCTGCTTGACTAAATGTAATAGAACCTGTAGCACCTGCTACTGATACCCAACTTACACCGTCATAAATTTCTAAATAACCCTGTTCACTGTTAAAGCGAACCATTCCTGTTTCTCTGTATGCTGGAACAGGACGTTGAGCATTATCACCTACTGGAACAACAAAACCGCCTGTGCCATCAATTTTAAAGTAACCTGAACCGGCCTGTTGAAAATTAAGTACACCGTTGCTAGTAGTATTTATGATACTGCTATCTTTGAATGCTATTTCGTCAATTACAACACTACCAGTTCCGTTTGCACTTAGTTCTAAATCAGTGTTTGTTGTTACAGTTTCAATTACGTTGCCGTTAATTCTTATATCGTCTATTTCAACTGTAGGAACTTCTAAACTTGTGCTGTCCATAGTAGCAATCAAACTACCGTTTGTATAGAATCTTATAATTCCGTCATTATCGCCTGGATTTAGTTCTGCTGTAATCTTAGAATCTAAGTCTAAATCGTATACACCATTAAGTGCAATCCAGTTACCGTCATAACCTTCAAATAAGTTATTATCTGTATTATAACGAATCATACCTGTTTGTGCTGTAGGACGTTCAGCAGTTGTGCCTTTTGGTAATTGCAAAGAACCTGTAGATGTAATTTTTACTACGCCGCTATCTGATTCTAAATTAATATCGCCTGAAAGACTTTCAATAGTATTACCGCTTATTCTTAAATTACCAGTATCAATCTTTTCACCAGTAATTACAGTAGTATCAGATCCTGTCGTAATTGTAATACCGTCACTAGTATCAATGTTTAGTTCTGTGCTTGTAAAGTCAACTGTGCCTTCTTCTTGATTTACATAGAATAGATCACCTACTCTGAAATCACCTTTATGGTCAACGGAACTAAATCTTACTTTTGCGTTATTAAGTGCAACTGCTTCATTTACTTGTATAACATCAGTGTTATCATTATCTGTGCTTTTTCCTACACCTATGTATGCAAAGTTTTGAGCAATTAGGTACATCAGCACTCCATTGCCATCACCATAAGCACCGTAATTTCCGTATACATTTGCACTTGCAATACTACGGAATTCACCACCAAAATCAGTTGTGTCTTTTAGATCAACATAGTCTGCTGTTGCTCCGCCGCTGAATCTAATGTCTTGTGATTGTTTTGTATCATCAACAATATTAATTGAACTATCATCAGAATTGTTAAAGTGTAGTAACAGCACTGTGTTAGCATCACTTACAAGTTCTCCACTAGGAGGAACAAAGGCACCTGTATACTTTGCTTCGCCTTTAACTAAACGAACTTCGTCAATATTACCGTCAAGATATTCTGCTAATCCGCTCCATTTTGCACCTATAATCAAAGGTTTAGCAGTACCCATATTTGTCGAATTTGTTGCTGTTCCTTTGACAGCTCCATCAACAAATAATTTTAAATCTGTGCCACTTCTTGAAACTGCAATATGATACCAAGTACCTGTGCTTAAGGCTGTTGGACTTGTAATAACTGCACTGCCGTTTATATAAACTTCTGGTTGACCAGCATTTAGATTCAAGTACATACCTACATCTGTGTCTGCTCCTGCTCTAAAGTCTAACAAGCCTCTAGTGCCAGTTACACTATCAAAATAGAACCAACCTTCGACAGTATAGTCTCCTGTTCCAAAACCAAAATCATCTGTAGAAGATATTCCAAGATAGTCTTCTGTTCCATCTAGTTGTAGACTACTTGCACCGTATTTTTTAACTCCAGTGTCTGTAACAGGATTTTGATATCTTGTAATTTCTTTTCCGCTACGATCATCTGCTTCTTCAAGTCCTGTAAGATTTCCTGGAATATAGAATTTATTGTCTGCATCTACTCTATCGATAGTACCTGTAGCTAATACTGTGACTCCATCTGAATCATAATATGTAAATGTTTCCCCTGCACTAAATGTTCCAGAGCCGCCGCTTACTCGTATTGCTGTTTCACCAGCACTACGTAAACCTTCGTTGCTGTCAAATACATACAGACCTCTATTTGCAAAATATGTGAAACTGTTAAGCCATTCTACTCTAGCACCATTAGTAACTGTGATGCCGTCTACACCTGGTGTAATAAATGTTACACTATGGAATAATCCTGTTGCTTCGATACTGTTTGCAGTAGCATAAGCCCCATCTATGTATGCACCTTTACCTGCATCCCCTGCATCAAAGCCTCTAGGATCACTTGCACTTGTAGTGCTGCCTTTTGTAAGAACTGTAATATTTCTTATATATGGAGAACGTGTTGTAACTTCAAAGTCTGTTGCAAATCTAAATGCATATCCGTTATCTGGAAATGTTCTAGTACCTCCGTTACAACTCCACACTATGCCACTTACAAAAACACTTGTGCCAGTGCCTGCGTCTGGACCGTCATGTGTAATTACAACTATACCTGTGCTTTCATCGTATGTTGCATTAGTAATATTATGATCAGATCCACCAAAGTTAATAGTGCCACCACTATCATAAGTATGAGCAATAGGATTAGTTCCTACATTTATAGTTGCGCTTCCTGCAGCCGATGCTGTAGTTGTGAAGAAGTCTCCACCACTGAAGAAATCTGCAATAGTAACATCTTCTACTGTGCTTTCACCGTTTAGTAAAAAACAGTCTTTGTATCTTGTTTCTGTAGTTGGAACAATCTTTACAGCACGAATACTGTGTCCTTTAACTGTAACACCTACTGGTACTGTTAATGGAAATATTTCTGTATATTCACCTGGATAAATGTGAACAGTATCGCCAGCAACTGCTTGGCTAAGTGCAGATTTAATAGTTAAAAGTGGATCTTGTGGATGTGTTCCTGTGTTTGCATCGTCACCATTTTCAGCAACATATATTATGTTACCCTGGCGCAGTGCCAAATCTATACCATCAATTTCTATATTTGTCGCAGTAATTGTATCTGCAATAACATTTTGTGTGTTTACTTCTGACCATTCTTTTGAGCTACTACCTAATGAATAAGTGTTAGTAGCATCAGGAATTATGTCAGATGCAATTTCTGCATTAAACACAACATCATCTGTATCTGCATCACCGATTGTAATATCACCATTTGCTGTAATACTACCTGTTGCAACAATGTTACCTGTGACATTTGTATTTGCAAATATTTCTACAGTGCCTGTGCCGTTAGGATTTAATTCAATATTTGCATTTGAATCAATTGTACTAATTACGTTGTTGTTAAATCTAAAGGAATCAACTTCTAAGTCTCCAGCAAACAAAACATTGTCTGCTGTACCTACTTCAAGTACGGGTGTTGTTGCCCTAATTCTACTGCCGCTCATAATCAAGTTACCAATAGTAACTTCATTTGAAACTTCTAAACTAGGTGCTCTTAATGTGCCATTAACATCTAAGTCGTATTGAGGTGTGCTAGTTTTTATACCAACGCGGCTATTAACAACATCTAAATATAGTAGGTCTGTCTCGAAAGCCAGATTCACTCCCTCACGCAGGAGATTCTGCTTCAAGAGCGGACCCGATATGCGACCTATAGCCATCTCTTCTCCTCAATACGGGGATCCTGTCCCTCTAACCAAATTCTCATCCCTAAGGCTCTTTGCTGGTTAACCACAGTCTGACCCTGCAATACAATTGGTCGCTGTACTGCATTAATAGTATTTATCGTTTTTTGAGATTAACCTAGTACAATGGTATAGATATCTACCAATTCTTTAAGCACTTCATCAGTAACATCTTCACCTTCACCTGCTGCTCGTTGATAGGCAGTTCCATTCCAAGTTTCTAGCAATTCTAAATCTGTATTCCATCTTGTTTCTCCTATTTCAGGACTAGGTGTACGTTCAGAAGTATCACCAAATGGAATTACTAATCCGCCTGAGTAATCAAATTTGATATACCCGGCATCTGTTCCGCTCAAAGTTAAATCTGTATCATCGGAATTTAGATTTGTAATCGTACTGTTCTGGAATTCTAATTCATACATCTTTACAATTCCACTATCTCTGCGTAATTCTAAATTTGAATTAGATTGTGTTGTTGTTATTAAATTATCATTAATAAGAACATCTCCAGATCCTAAGCCGTGTAACTCAAAACCATAATCATTTACCTGTCCAACCTGGACTCCTGCAAAACCAAAAGTAAGAGCACCTGTTGTATTATTTGCTCTAATAAATGTTTGTCTATCGTCTGAAAATACTCCGCCAAATGCAACATTGCCTGTGTTAGAGTAACCTTCAAAAAGATCTGTTTCCGTGTTGTATCTTATATCTGCTGTTTGTTCCGGACGATTTAAATCTGTATCATTAGGTAACACAAGTCCAGGATTTGTACTCAAGTTTAATATTTCTGTTACAGGATTAATATTCAACTGTCCGTCTATAGTTGAGACTGTGTTTCCTGAAATTCTAATATTACCTGTATCAACTTTACTTCCGTCAATGTATGTAAAAGAAGTGTCATCTCCAACTCTGATATTACTTACCCCACTAAACGCTAGGTTTTCTGAATCAAAACTAGTTTCTCCTGTTTCAAAATCTACAAAGAACTGATTTCCAACCCTAAATGTACCAGTATGATTCTGACTAGAATAATAAACTCTACCATTGTTTAGTTCAACAACTTCGTTATCTTGTATTACAAGTGTCTTGTCGTTTTCTTTGTTTTTTCCTGTTCCTATATATGCTAGGTTGTGATTTACAAGATACATTAAAGTATCTGCACCGTCGGCAACTGCACCAAAATTACCATATACACTTGCACTTCCAATTGAACGTATTTCTGCACCGTATCTAATACTACTATCAGGTAATTCAAATCCTGTTGCACCTTGTGTAGCGTACAAACTTCTATTTGCAAAATATGTAAAGCTGTTTAACCATTCAACACGCACACCGTTAGTCATTGTAATTGCATCAACACCAGGTGTGATAAATGTTACACTGTGGAAAAGCATACTAGCTTCTGAACTTGCTTGTTGATCTAGTTCACTTCCGTCAATCCATGCACCTTTGCCAGCGTCACCTGCATCAAATCCTCTTGGATCACTTGCGCTTGTAGTACTGCCTTTTGTAATAATTGTACAATTTCTAATATATGGAGATCTAGTGCTTACAGTCCCGTTTGGTGTAAATCTAAATGCATATCCTGTGTTATTAAGACTATCATAATAGTAATCCGAAATTGTTAAATCTTCGATAGTACAGTCTTGTTGTATATGAAATATATCTTCACTTTGACTACTAGTATCTGGTTTAACAATAACATTTCGAATGTCTTCTCCTCGAATAGTTACATGTGGAGGTACAACTAATGGACATGCTTCTTCATAAGTTCCTGGAAATATATGTATGACTATAGGACCTTGTGTTGAACCATCTGCTGCATCTAATGCTCTTGCAATAGTGGCAAACGGATCTTGGGGGTGATCACCTGAGTTAGCATCATTTCCTTCTACACTAACATATAAAATGTTTCCTGTTTTAAGAGAAAGTTGTACATCTGACACTCCAAATGTTTCTGCATCTACAACTTGTGCATTGATTACATTAGTATACAAATCAAGCCATTTTTTATTAGGTCTTCCTAATACACTTGTTCCTGTATTAGATGGAATAATATCACTTGCAAGTTCCGCATCAAATACAACACTATCTGTATCATCATCACCTAGTGTTAGATTTCCACCAAAAGTAATATCTCCTGTAGCAAATAAATTTCCTGTAACATTTAGATTAGATTGAATATTTACTTCGCCAGTTCCGTCTGGTCTTAGTTCTAAATTAGTATTTTCGGTAGTTGTGCTTATTGTGTTAAAATCAATCTTTAAATCATCTGTTGCAACAGCAGTTGCTCTAGTGCGAGAACTTTGAAATGTAAATGGACCTACATTACTTGTTAGAACATTATTAGCTATTGAAAGATTAGCAATATTTGCAGTGTCTGCATTAATTTTTACAGAACCAACAGCCGTTGGAACTTGTAATGCATCACTTGGAGCTTCGTTATTAACACCTATCTTACTGTTTACAGTATCTAGGTGTAGTAAAGCAGTATCAGAGCTTGTATTTTTGAAATTTAGATATTCTTTGCCTATACCACCTTGATATAGTTCAAGATTATCTTTAAGTACGCCGCCACCTATGCGGCCATTTTGTGGTTCTGGCATTCAGTATCTCCCGATACTGTATTTATTTGTCTAGGTTATGAATTACTGTGACAGGTTTATTCAAAGGAACAGCACTTGTAAATTCAATCCACCAACCTGTATCTGATTCTGTGTAAGGTGCATTAGGTCCAGTAGCATCTACTTGTGCAGTTTGTCTTATTTCGTAGTTTGTTGTAGGGATTTGAATAACGTTTTCTACTAAGACTAAAATATTGTCTGCGTCAGCAGGAACTTCATAATCAGCATCTCCGCTGTTTAGTTCTCCGAATACAGTTTCAGTTCCGTCACCGTTGCCAAGATTTTGCCATGTAATTCCTGGATCTTGATTTGGTTCTTTAAATCTTATTTCTCGCCAAGCGCCATTTTGATATGCTTCTAATTGATCGTCATCTGTATTATAACGTAACATACCATTAATTGCTGAACTAGGTCTCTGTGCATCAGATCCTTTTGGCACAATCATACTATTAGTGCTATCTACTGTGACTAAGTCTTCTGTATCATATTTGACACCTTTACCATAGATATTACGTAAGTTTGTATTTTGTGCTTTCAGTAATCTCATTATACTTCCAAATAACTAATTGTTGCAGACAAATCAGTATTGCCGCTTCCTACATTAGGTTGAGCAACAAAACTTACTTTGTCTCCTGCTTCTAACACAATTCTTTCACTGTCAAATGTAAAAGTTTCACCTGCAGGTAACGTAAGATTATTTACAACTCTAGTAATTGTATTACTTAAAGGATCACCCGACGGAATAAAATGTAAGTCAAAACTTGCATCATCTGTTCCATCATTGTTACATACAAGAATATTTGTTATTGCGTAAGATTTATCTGCAGGAACTGTTAATAGATCTAGTTGTGTTGTTGTTAATCTTGCGTTTACTATTGCCATTGTTTTTCCTTAGAATAGCATTCCAAAAAGCAATGCTCTATTTTTACTTACTAATTCGTCTCTAGTATCTTGTGCATTTACGAAATAAATGCCACTATTACCAGTGCTTTGAGTATTTACATAAATTTTTGCGCCATCGCTAGGTGCAAGCGGTTCGGTTGCAACATCGTCAATACCTGGCACACTGTTGATATGCAATGTATCATCTATTCTAACTGAGCTACTACCAGGTGAACTTAATACAAGATCAGTGTTACTTGTAATTGTTTCTAGTGTTGTACCTCTAAATCTAAGCTCGTCAAATTCCCAACGATCAGGATATAATTCACTTACTACATTCCCATCTAAAGTAAATGTAATATTACTTACTGCTACACCGCTGCCTTCTGGTGCAGGCTCGCTATCAGCAACTCTGATACTAGATGGACTTGCATCACCATCACCAATCTGCTGTAAGAATACTGTAGCGAAAGCAGTATCAATTGCATCATCGACATATTTCTTATTAGTAATATCGTCATCATCAGTAACTTGGTCTTCATAGTTATTTGTACCGCTTACTGTAATAACTCCAGTGCCACTGTTAATAAGATGTAAATCGCTTCCTGCTGTACTAATATGATTGGTACGTATACCGCTAACACTGCCACCTGATAACCTAAATGCAAATAATCCGCCGCCGTTTACTGAGTCAGTAAGGTTGTCGTCGTACACCATAAATGCATTTAATAAAGATCCGCGGTCTATTTCTATACCAGAACTATTAGAAGTGTCTGTAATACCGGCGCCAGTTTCACCTTGATTGAGGACAATAATATTATCCTCAATCGTCATGTTTGCTGTTTCTACTGTTGTTGTGGTACCTTGAACAGTTAGATCGCCGGTAATTACAACTGTACCTTCTTCGTTTCCGGTGTCAAGAGTGATTTGACCACCATTTTGAACGGTAATTTTATAGTCGCCTTCATCTACTCTTAGAAACTTAGACATTTATTATCCTTACAGTGCAGTCAAACGTAGTAATGATTCAGTAGAGTCGTCTTCTGCTTCCCATGAATAACGATTGTTATCGTAGTCTACTGCTGTTCTATTAAACAATTTTTTTACTGCAACTGCACCGCCACCTGAGGCAATACCAATTAGCTGACATTCTAGATCAGCATTTGGTGCAGAACCATCAGATGTAAGTCTACATACTCTTGTAATTGTTCCTCCGTCGTTTGAACAATTAAATTTGTTTGTTCCACGTTGTGATAGAATAAAACCTTCAATTAGGTTTGATCCATCGTGGAATCTAATTGGCACTGTAGGTGTTGCATCTACACCAGTTGCACCGAAGTTTCTTTTATTTATTGGACGTCCCATTGTTTTCTCCTTTGACGTTCTAGGTCGTACGCGGTGGGACCGCATAAGTCCTCTTCATGAGGCTCTTTCTCGACATTAGTATTTATCAAATAAGAAAAAAGCCCGCTAGTCAAAAAAATAGGCCCCGTAGGGCCTATTTAATTTTAAGTTAAGATTAACTTAGCTAAATGCTAGGTTACCGCTGTTAACTTCTACCTTTTCTAGGTAGTCAGCTGCGTTACCTAGAGACGAAGCTGTATTCGATAGCTCAACATATCCATAACGTGTCATGAACGAAACTGTTGGTTCGAATGTGCTTGGATCTAGGACAACACCTGAAGACATTAGTGGGATATATGGGCAGTAGAACGCTGCTGCGTCTGACTCGCTTGAACCCTTATAACCAACCAGTACGTCATCGTCTGCTGCATATGTGTTAACGTAAACTTTCATTGCGTTGTTCAATGTACCAACCATCTTAGTGTTAGTTGGTGCTTCGAATGTACCTTCTGTTGTACGTGCAAATGCTGATGTTGTTGCTGACTGTAGCACTGTTAGGATTGCTGGAGATACAACTGCAAAGTTACCTGCACCGCGGCGTGTACGCTGTGCAATACGGTTTGCTGCACGGTTGACTAGAACTGCAAGTGCTGCATGCTCGTCACCAACGAATGTAGCTGTACCGCTAACTGCTGCTTGGTTGAATGTATCTGTACCAGTACCAGCTAGTGTACTTAGAGAATTTAGAATCTCTTGGTCGATTTCAGCAGTAATTTCTTGAGCAAGTGCTGCCATAATTTCTGCTTCAACATCGATACCATGCTGTGACTGTGCATCCTGTGCAGATTCAAATGTCCAGCGAGCTGATAGCTTTCTTGACTTTGCTTCTACAGTCTGCTTTAAGATTTGGATGCTTAGTCTGTTACCAGCTGTACCTTCTAGTGTAGCTGTTGCATCAGCTGTACCATCGGTAGTGTTACCTGAATATGCTTCTGCAATCTTAAATGGTGAAAGTGCTTCTTCACCTGCTACTGCACCACTAGCACCTGTGCCAGCTGTGTCTGAGTAGCGTACTCTTAGTGTGTGGATTTGACCCACAGGACCTGTCATAGGCTGTACACCAACTAGTTCGTTTGCAATAACTGTTGGCATTACACGTCTGATGACTGGTAGGATAACACGATTTAGTGTTGCGACATTACCGGCGGATGTAGCACCAGCTGTAGCTGTTTCTGACAAATACTGTCTTGTATTTTCCAGTGTTGCAGCCATAACTGACTTCTTGTTGCCTTGTAGGCCTTCAAGTAGTGCGCTCTTTGTATCCTGCCAGCGACTTTCTAGTAGTTCTGACATTATTATCTCCTTAATTTAATCCAGCTAAACGACGAATGTCAACAACATTCTCGTCTGCTTGTCTACTAACGTTAGTTTGCGATGTTTCGCGGTTGCCTGTTACTTCTTTTGCCTCTGATAAGACTGCCTTCTTCTTGGCTGGAGTATTACCGTCGATAACTGCCGGTAGGTACTTGTCAAACTGTGTCTGTAGACGTGCAGTTTGTACTGATTCCAGTAAGTCTGTCATAATCTCTCGCTGATCTTTGCTTAGTGGCGCAATCAACTCGTTCATAATCTTTTCACGTTGTGCTGATTCAACTAAACGTTTCTTTTCTTTGTTTGTTGATTCTGCTAGTGTTTTTGCTTTCGCAGCAAATGCTTTTGCTTCTGCAAGTTGCTTGTCTTTAGCAGCAAGTACTTGCATTAGTTTTGCAGTTTCTGATGCTTCATTTAAATATGAAGAACCGTATTCTGCTGCAAATGCTTCGAAGATTTTACGACCAAAGTCGTTTCTACGTGCTGTGTCAATATCTTCTTTAAGTGCAGTAATTTCACCTTTAAGTGTTTTACCGACCATTTCAGATACTGCTGTAGCACTTCTTTCGATAAAGTTTGCTTTAACCTTAGCGAAGTGATTCTTAGCTTCACGTACTAGACGTACTTTTGTTTCAGCTAAATCTTTTTTGTCTTCGTAGAACTCTGCAATTTCATTTGATAGGGCTTCTACTACAAACTCTTCTAGCTTGGCATAATTTTCAGCCATTGCTTTCTTGTCTGCATGTAGTTCTTGGATTTCTTTTTGTAGTTGCTCTACAACAAAACCCTTTAGCAGATCTGAATTTTCACGCATTGCAATAGCATATTTGGCTTTCGCTTCAGCTAGTTGCGCACGATCTTCTGCAAATTCAGTAATCTCTGCCTCTAGACGCTCAGAAAGCATAGCATCGATAGCTTCAACCATAGTTGACTTATCGTGTTCATACTTTGCAGCAAATTCTTCGCGGAGTTCGGCTGTTACGGCCTGCTTATTTTCACGAACTTTTGCTTCCCAAGCTTCTTCGATTTGTGCCCTGATTTCTTCGTTAACTACATCGTTTTCGAAAAGTGTTTTCAGTGCATCTATCATTTTATTCTCCTAGTTTATTGGAGTTTGTTGATTATGTTAATCAACGACTCTTTTAGATACTTTTGTGCCTTGTTATCATGTTTTGTTGCCTGTGCAAGTTCGTATGCCTGATATCCTCCGCGAGCATTCATTAGGTGCTCATAGATTGGTGTTGGATATGCACCAGGGGCGCTAGGCTGTGCCACAACGTCCACGGTGATTATTTCAAAATCTGAAACGGTGTTACTGCCGTCTTCTGATACGTTACCAGAGCCCCTAGATGAAACACCTAGTTTTACTCCGCTTTCTAGCATTGTTTTAACTAATTGTCCCATCGGGGTTGGTAATATTTTTAGCTTACCATAACCGTTTGCATCATCCATCCAGCATTCGCTGATCATATGACTTACACGATCTAGGTTAATGTTAAGGCCTTCCGGATGATCAACTTCTCCGAGAACACTATATCCTCCTTGTATTTGATCATTGAGAGTTTTGACAGCCCTGCCAATTTCATTTACAGGATACACACGCTGGTTAGCATTGCGTACACCGCCTTGTATCATGATCCCTTTCATGTACAAGTCTTTTCCTTCATTAGCAGACTCAACAACCATATTAGCTTGGTCGAATGTCAAATGCTCTCGTAAGTTTCTCATTCAAACTTCCTTATATTATACTGCTTACTTTGCTCTTTTTGGAGCACCATTTAGTGGTGAACCTGCGCTCTTGTCAGCAGTCTCAGGCTTGCCTTTTTTCTCTGCGCCGTGACCTGGCTCATTTTTGCCAGCCTTTGCAGCTTTGCCGCCTGGTACATTGATGTTACCAGCATTATCTTCTTTTGGATTTTGATCGCTTAGTGCTGAACCTTTTACTTTTGATCCTGCGCCAGCTTCGCCATCATTTGCAGTGTCGCCACGTGCAATGTTTTGTGCTGTTCCACCCATGTCATTTTTACCAGCTACGATTGATTTAGCATTTGCGCCATTATCGCCCATTGTTGCTGATACTTTTTCTACATACTCACGCATTTCTTCGCTTGCGCTTTTTGGTGATGATTCTTCAACTTCGTCGTCTGACTCATCAACTTCTTCGTCAGCGGCTTCATCTACTTCTTCGTCTGATTCAAAAGCAAATGCTTCTTCTTCTGGTTCAACGTCGCCCATCATGTCATCAGCAGCATCGCCACCCATGTCATCATCGTCACCTTCGTCACCTTCGTCGCCAGCCATCATTTTTTCAAATTCTGCTTTTAGATCTTCTAGTGCGTCTTCTAGGTCTTCAACACGATCTTCCATGTCGCCTTCGCCGCCCATGTCGTCGTCACCTTCGTCGTCACCTTCGTCGTCACCCATATCCATATCCATTGGATCTGCTTCAACTTCAAATTCATCTAGATCAAAGCCTTCGTCCATTTCTTCGTCGTCTTCGTCGTCGTCTTTTGCTGCTTCGTCTAGGTCTTCGTCTGACTCATCTACTTCTTCGTCAGCTGCTTCTGTTGTTTCTTCGTCGTCTGACTCATCAACTTCTGCTTCGTCTTCTAGTAGTGACTCATAAATGTCTCTTGATTTTTCTACCACAATCTCGTGGAATAGCTCTTCTGCGCCATCTTTATCTTCGTTGATAAGACGCTCAAGCATTTCTTCAAATTTATTGCGATCTGCCATTGTAAACTCCTATAAATGTTTTGTACGCCTATACGGCGTGGGCTGTCATATAATATTTAACAAAAAGTACGTATATATAGAGGAAATAGGCTCAAAACGAGCCATTTTGTATGCATATTATTAAATGTTGAAGATTTTCTTGAAATCTTCAACTGTAATATGTTCTAAATTACTAATTGAGCCAAATTCTTTTGGCACATGGTTAGGTTCTCCTAACACTCTTATATATCTTTTTTTAGGATTTTTTTGGACTGTAATAAGTGTTTGTTTCAGCCAATTTCCATGATAAGTTGCACCGTCGTGAGTCTTTTTATAATTTTGTGTTCCGGCATACATATTGTTCACAAGACGATTATTTTCTAAACCTACATAATCAAATCCAAGAATATATATTTCGTTATTTTTGTGTTCACTTGCTAAATGTAAAGCAGTTGGTCCGCTACTCCATCCTTTGCTAGGACTAAAGAAATTAAATCCAGTCATTCTATTATATGCTTTGTTTGGATTAGTCCAAACCTCGTGTCCTTTTTGATAACCTGCCTTGTTAATTTCAACTATCATTTTAGTATCAACAGCAATTAAATAATCTGGTTCAAATTCTCTATATAATGCATTGCATCCATATATTGTACCGTATTGCTTTAGTGTTTCTAAAGGTATAGAACCGCGACTTGTTCCGTTACCTACAACAAATGCAACTTCATTTTTTTGTTTAGGTTTAAATCCTTCTGATATTGCAGGCGTAGGTTTTTTTTGATTAGCTTGCTGTGCTTGAATTTGAAGTTCACGAATTCTTCGATTTTTTGCTTTTCGATCGCGGCGCTCTTGTCTAATTTTGCGCCATTCTTCTTTAGTATATTGGGATTTGTCTAGTTTAGCCAATTATCATACTCCGCCAGCCTCTGCATTTGCAGCTATTCCGTACATCTGTTTAACAAATTCAAGATCTCTCTTGCTTTCTTCATTATGTAGTTCACTTGCTTTGCGTATGCGATTTATCTGACGAAGTGTTAGTCTTGTTTTTCGAGTATCACTTTTCTTTACAATAGAGTCATCTGAGTCTGCCTCGTAGCGTTTGTCATCTACAGGGTCAACAGTTTCTTTATCAAAGTAAAAAAGTTCTCTTAGTATCATATTATTATTTATACAGTTTGGTCAGTTGTTGCAGCCGCTGTTGCTCCGCCTACGGGTTGATCAGTTGCACTTTCAGGACCGGCACCTGCGCCTGCATCTACAGGTGCTTCGCCTGTTTCAGCTTCATCTTCAATGCCGCCAAGGTCATCACCTAGTGCAGCACTAGATACACCGCCGCCTCGCATTTCTGCTGCTGCATCTCCTGGAATAGGTTCAAGATTCTCATCATTCTCTTCACGCCACATACGTTCATTTTCTGCAAGTTCCTCTTCTGTTAGACCTAAGAAACGCTTTAAAGCAAAGCGGTTTGACATGTATGGAATTGCTGCCATCTGTGTATAAGTCGGTACACGAGCATTATCTATTTCACTTTGACGATATGCAGCAAAGTTTTGTGGTGGTTGGAAACGCAAATCAAACATTGCTGTGTCAATGTTGATTCCTTTTTCTAGCAAGTAACGTTTAAATTCTTGGCTAAATTCTTCAGTAACTAGATTTTGTAAGCGTTCACAATAAGTGTTAAATCTTAACTCTTGGATATAAGCAGTTCCGACTCTTCCGTCATTGTATTGGCTAGCACTGTCGTCAGCGCCGGTAGGTAAGTAACTGCTAGGAATTCGTAAACCACGTACGAGCTTATTAGTAAAATATCTAAGATCATCAATCTCTCCAAGATTAGTTCCTCCTGGTAATGTTTCAACCTTTGATCCGCGACCTTCAGCAGTCTGCGGGAAGAAGTAGTCTTCGTTGATTGACAGCGGATTGTATGAACTGTCTATGACATTAGTGCCTCCGCCTGTTGACGATGGGATCCGTCTTTGATGGATTTCTGTCTTAACACGTTCTACAAACTGCATCGCTAGGTGCGATGGCATGTTACCCACATCAACGTAGAATACTCTGCGCTCCGGCGCACGTTGGACACGATAGATAATAATCGCATCTTCAAGCAGTTCCTTCTGCTTATAAACTTTAAAGATAGTTTCCAACAAACTATTACCAAATGGATAGTTGTTGTCTAACCCTTCAGATAAACTTAAATGCACAACATGTTTTGCATCAATAGTTACTTCATTGTCATCTGTACTGAATCTGCTTCCGCTAGTACTTGCTTGAGGCTGTCCTACCATTCCTCTAGCATTACCTTGCGGCATATAATCTTGTCCGTAACCTCTACCGCCAGGTCCGCCGCCTGTTGTATAGGGAGTAGTAGCTACCATTTCTTTGAAGTTAAGATTAATATTTTTTACAACATATTGTTCTGGTGTTTTGCCTTCTGATTCATTTACAATAATACGAGTTACGTTTGCAGGATCGACATGAAACCATTTCTTAGTTTCTGGATCTCTTACAAAAAACTGGTCTCCGTACTTGAAAGTATTTCTAATAATACGGAAAATTTTTGTTTCAAATTTTTGTAGTTTACACCATTGTTGCAAATATTGTTGTATAATTTGCACTTCGCTATTTGTAGCTTGCTGTTTAAAGTCTATAATAAATGGTGTTTTGTTTCTTTGGTTTTTCTGAGTACAGAATTCAGCTAAGATATCTAGTGCAGCATTAACTTCTGAATCCATATCCATTGTGTTGTATTGACCATAGCGTTCAATACGATTAGGTGTACCAGTATAAACATCAGGAAGGAATGATGAGTAATTACTTTTCGCAGGACCTGCTACGCCACCTCGATTGCTTCCTAAGGGACTGTACGATCCGTCTATGTTATCTCCTGTTGGTACAGGTGTGAAATATTTCTTCCAACTCATATTCTTTCCAATTACGTTCTACTTACATATCCTGCTGCAATGTTGCCACTAGTAATAGCTGATGTATTCTTTTCAACTTTTGTGTTGATGTCTTTTAGTTCACCTAGAGTTTGAAGCATAGCTTGCATAGTACTATTTAACTGACTTGTGCCTTCTGCAGAACCCCTTGTGGACACATTAATTTGTGAAAGTGCATCTGCTGCTGCAACTCCTGTGCCTCTACCTAACATATCTTTGTTATCTTCAGCAAGAACAGTGTTTAGTCTATCTAGTTCATCACATAATGCTTTTATAGCTGTAGTATAGTCCATTATTGGTGTTTTGTCAAGGTCTACTTCAGTAAATCCAGCTAGTCCGCCTGCCATAGCTTTCATTGCGTCTGCATTTGCTGTTATTTGTGCAGTGTTTAGTTTCATTTCGCCAAATTCTTTTACTTGTTCTAAAGGAGTATCTGCTCCAAAGAAACTTGCAATAGCATCACCAACTGCCCCTATTGCGTTACCTACACCACTTGCGCCGGCGCCGGCGCCTTGTATAGCCATTGCTGTACTAAATGCTACAAGTGCTTCTGCATTATTTTTTACTTTATCTTTATCTATATTTGCTGCTGCAAATGTTTTAAGTTGTTCTAAAGGATCGTCTGCACCAAATAGTTTTCCAATTGCACCTGTAATGCCACCTACCATAGAACCTAAACCTGCAACTGCTGTGCCTGCTCCAAATGCTGCCATTGCTCCGCTTAGTGCTAACATACCACTTGCAGCACTTGAAAGTGCTGCACCGTCTATTGTTTCAAAACTCTTTATACCTTCAACAAGTGTTGGAAGTGCTTTGCCTAGCAACCAACTTGCGCCTGCAATAGCACCACCAATAACAAGTATTACACCTGCTACAACTGCTGCACCTATTGCAACTTGTGGATTTGCAAATGCTGTCAAGCCACCTGCTATACCTTTTAGCACACCTCCGCCAAGGTTACCTAGTCCTTTACCTATTCCTGCTCCTGCTGAAGCAGCATTCTTTCCTACGGCTGCACCTGTTCTACCTGAAGGTTTTGTAGTGTTGCCGCCTGCTGCAGGATTGCCTCCTACGCCTCCAAATATATTTGCAAGTTTACTTTCTATTCCTCTACTTGCTGCGCCTGCTACTCCTTTGATCAATGCTGGAGCAGCAAAGACTGCTGCAAGACCTGCAATAACCGCAGGATTAGTAATTACGCTCATAAACGCATCGCCAATCACATCACCAAGGCCACTTAATGCTCCGCCTAATGGACCATCTTCTCTAAACAAGTTTCCTACTGCTGCACCAAATCCTTCTGCTTGCCATACGCCAATAAATCCCTGAAATTCGTCTAGCATTGTTTTGATAGCAGATGCAAGTAGATTTGCACCTGTAGCTATTGTTTCTTTAAATGCTGGCGTATTAAACACATCTGCCATTCCAGTGAATGCAGTTGCAAGAGAATCAAATACACCGCTGTCTAATAGTGCTTGTCCGATCTTTGCTCTTATTGATTTAATCTTATCATCAAATGTTAATAAGCTATCTTCTTCAGCTTTTTTTCTTTCTTGTTCGGCTCTAGCGTCTGCTAACTCAGCACTACTAAGTTCTGTCATTTGAGTTGCACTATCTAATAAACTTGCAAGTGTTGGATTTGTTTGGCGTAACTGAGCAATAAATGCAGCTCTTTCATCACCTGTCAAATCACCAAAGCCTTCTAGTTCTCCGCCTGCTTTTCCAAGAGCATCTATTAGAACTTGCGGATCTGCACCATCTGCAACTGCCATCATTGCATCTCTAACTTCCGGGCCTGCTGCTGCTAGAAGTTGTTGTCCTTCAACTGTTTGTGGAATACCATCTGCTAGGTCTTTCAAACCTGTTGCAACATCTGCAGGTAATGTATCAATAAGTGCCATACTTTCATTAAAGTTCATTAATGCATCACCTGAAAGCTGATCTGCAATAGCACGGAATTCAGCATTACTAGCTCTTTGCATCATTTCACTTTCAAGTTCTTTTCGACTCTTGCCTGTTACCTTTGCAAGTCTATCTAACTGTGTAAGATATCCAGTTGCACCTTCTGCTAGTTGCGCATTACTTTGTCCTTGCAGTCTACCTAGCCTAGCTTGTAAAGCACCATAATCAGCAATACCTTCGTTTACTTCTTCAACTGTAAATCCTAAATTCTTTAGACTTGCAAAGTCTCCACTAGCTTTCATATTTTTGTTAATAGCAGCAAATCTTGCAACACCGCCTTCGACAGTGCCACTTAACAAACGCAATGAGCTACTGTTAGATGCAACCATTCCTGCCATTTCACTTAGATTTAATTCTAAGTCAACAGCAGTTTGTAACATCTGGTTTATACCGCCAGAAAATCCTGCGCCAGTGGCACTAAGGTCTCTAAATGTACTAACAGTATTATCAATAAATCCAGTTAGTGATGAAAGATATCCTCCTACAAGAGGAAGGTGTTTAGCAAAGTCACTTATCTGATCACCACCTCGGAACAATTCATCTGCAAAGCCAACAGCACTTCCTGCAAGTTGCCCTATACCTGTCAACAGTCCGCCCATTGCAAGTTTCATTTTACTAAATTGTTCTGTGTTTTCTTTTACTGCTTCTGAATTAGATTTTGTTGATTTAGTATTATTATTATTTGCTCTAGTGCCCTTTACAACTGCTTGATTGTACATCTCCTGCACTTTTGCACCTTGTCCAGAGCCTTTGCCTTGGGCCATAGCTAATTTTTCAACTGCTGCTACAAGTTTTGCAAGAGTTTCTTCACTCGCAACTGTACCACCGTTGCCAACATTACTAATTTCGACTTCTTCTGCCACTTATCAAATTCCGAATTAAATACGTATATAAATAATTAGATACATACTACTATAATGTATTTATACGGAGAAAAAGATGGCGGAATTTAACCCTCAAGAATTTAGTTCTAATATAGAGCAAAATCCATTACGTAAATTCTTTAGGCAACCAAAGATTCATATTCCTTTACCTAGCAAAGGAAAGTTTTATCCTGAAGGTGTGTTAGAAATGCCGGACACAGGCGAAGTTCCTATATTTGCTATGACTGCAAAAGATGAACTTGTAATGAAAACACCCGATGCTTTGCTTAACGGTCAAGCAACTGTTGATGTTATCAAAAGTTGTGTTCCAAGTATTACAGACCCATGGCAAATGCCAACAATCGATCTTGATGCAATTCTAATTGCAATCCGTATCGCTACCTATGGCGAAAAAATGGAAGTGAATTCTATTGTGCCAGGACTTAACGAAGAAAGAAAATTCGAAGTTGATCTAAGAAACATACTTAACAAATTAGTTTTAGCTCAGTATGTTCCGGAAGTTAAGATGGGCGAATTGCAAGTGTTTATAAGGCCATTAACCTACAAAGAATTTACAAAAACAAGTCTTGCAACTTTCGAAGAACAAAGAGTATTTGCAATTATCAATGATGAAAATATGGCAGATGATGAAAAGCTAGATAGATTTAACAAGAGCTTTTTGAAACTTACAGACCTTACAGTCGAAACTATGAATAAATCTATTTGGAAAATTATTGTAGGCGACACTGAAGTTACAAATCCTTTGCACATACAAGAGTTTATGCAAAACAGTGAAAAAGAATTTTATAGCTTTATTACTGATCATCTTGACGAACAGAGAAAGAATTTTCAAATCGAGCCACTCAAAGCTAGTGCATCTCCAGAAGATATTGAAAAAGGTGCTTCGGCAGATCAATGGGAAATTCCAATTACATTTGATCAAGCAAATTTTTTCGGATAAGGATCTTGTCCTTGAGCGTGGATGAGATCCTAGGACTAGTTAAAGAGTTCGAAGGCCAAAGCAAAGAAATTAAATCTGAAATTTATAAACTTGCATGGTTCATGCGTGGCGGAGTCAATTTAGACGAAGCATTTACTCTTAGCTACGAAGAACGTGTAATAATATTTGACATGGTCAAAGACAACTTAGAAACTACTAAGAAAAGCGGATTACCTTACTTTTAATTACTGTATTGTAGTTGGTGCTGGAGCCATTCTTGCTGCTGTCGGAGTAGGCTTTGGCTTTGCTGCTACCGTTCCAGGCTTTGCAATACCTGCTTTAGCTTGTTTGGCTTGCGCTGATGGTAGTGCTTGTGTACCTTTTGCTCCTGCTTGTTTAGCAACTTGCGCATCTTTAGTACCTGCCTTTACACCTTTACTATTGATTTGATCTAGTACCATTGCCATTACATCTGGTCCTGCTGCTTTAATTGCATCACGTACAGGATCAATCTTAGGATGTGGTAGTCCCATATCTACAGTAGCCTGTACACCAACTGTACGTCCTGTATCAAGGTCGGTGTATAACGCACCTTCCCATCTATACTGCTTTCCGTCTTTGCCTTTTACAACATCACCTTTTGCAACTGTCTTTGTTGCTTTAGGTTTAGCTGTATCTTTCTTGTCTGCTGCTGGTGCAGAATCATCAGCGGGTGCTGCGTCTCCACCTTGTGCTGCTGAATCATCTGCTGGCTTACCTTGGGCTGTCTTAGCAGCTGGCTCTGCTGCCGGTGTTTCTGGATCACCTATGTTTTTAGCCTTTAGTTCGACACCTTGCTCATCGCCTACACTTTGTATTTGCTCTGGGCTCATGCCTAAGCCTTGCAGAATATTTATAATCGAACCTGTGTCAGTTGGTTCGCCTGCTTTCTTCCAAGCACTCATCATTTTGTTATAAGTTGCTTTGTTTCCTAGTTCTTTGCCTGCTGCTTTAGCACCTTTAGCAATAGCGCCTCCGGCTGCACTAGCACCTTTTTTCAAAGCGCCAAAACCTTTCTTTAGAGCTCCGCCTACAGCTTGACCAGCTTTTGAGTCAACTGCTGCATCAATAGCGCCACCGTCAATTTCTGCTAGATAGCGATTAAACTCTGCTTCAATGTCAACTGATTCTTCTTTTTTATCGCCTTCTTTATTGTAGTCTTCACCAGTTTTACCGTCAGGACTTTCAACATCTTCTGGTGATACTTTTGCCCCGCCATCTTTTGTTGCTGTTACACTACCTTGTGCCATTGCTGATATAACATCATTTGTAGACTGAATAATCTTTAGCATTGCATCATTGTCAACAGCCATTTGTTTCATAAACTCATTTGTTGCATTGGCGTTTTGGATTGCATTTGATAGATCAAAAACTTTTGCAGCATCCGTAAGATCACTAAATGCTTGTATATCACCTTGTTTAGCACCTTGGATTAGATCTTTCAAGTATGGTGACCAACTAGTGTCACTGCTTGTAACCCACAAGGTACCTTGGCCGCCGAATGAGCCTGATGTTGTTGTGCCCATCATGTTTGTACCACTATAGTTCATTTGAGGAATATCAAACTTAATAGCAGTAACACCTTCTTTTTCAAATGGAACTGCATCTATTCTCATGCCTTCAATAACATCACCTAGTTGATTAAACAACCAACCTGCCATAGCACCATATGCTGCTGTTTTCACTGACTTACCGATAGCTGTTGAAAGTTTTTCACCTTGTAATAAATCTTTTGTAGCACGTAGTATTAAACCTGCGGCAGCACCACCTGCAGGACCGCCTGCAAACGCTGCAATAGCAGTTAGAATACCAACAGCAAGACTTGCTTTTTTTGGATTTTCTTTTGCCCAATCACTTACTTTTTGTATGCCTTGTACAATTTTTGAATCTGAGTTTTCTGAAGCAATTTTCTTTTTAAGTTCTTCAAACTTAGCATCTGCATTTTTAACCGGACCAGCATTTTGTGCAAGTCTACCTAGTTCGTTAATTTTAGCATCAACTTTTTTAGCTAGTTCAGCAGTCATTTTAACACCTGCAACAGCAGCATCGCCTGCTTTAGCTGCTGCTGAGCCTGCTTTACCTAGTGCAGTTTGGTTAGTGCCGCTTGCCATTGCATTTGCTTCTGCACCTTTAAATATTGCTTGAATTTGATCTGCTGTTAGTTCTGCTTCTGCTAGTTTAACATATTGCTCTAGCAACGGAAATAGTTCACGTTCCCATCTTAACTGATACTTTTGCTGACTTTCAGTAAGATCGTGCCAACCTTCGTTTAGTATTCTATGTGAACGGTTTTCGTATAGTGTTACTTCTTGTAGTTTCATTTTAACATTCCTGCTAATGCTTGCTTTTCAGTTGCTGATAGTGTGTCTAACATTTTTTGTACGTCTGGTGGTATTTGAGTTGCTTTTGCATTTGTACCACTTGCTGCTTGTTTAGCGCCAGCTTGTGCAGCTGGCTTAGCGGCTTTGCCGCCTGTTTGTTTAGCAACCGGCTTTGATGCATCTCCACCTACAGCTTTTCCGCCTGTACCTTGTTGTGCTGCCTGCTGACCGCCTTGTTGTTGTCCACCTTGAGCAGTTTGTTGACTACCGCCTTGTGTTGCTTGTGCAGTTCCGCCACCGGCTGCTTGGCCTCCAGCATCTGCACTTTTGCCCATTTGAGCATAACCATCTTTAGACATCTGTGTAATAATATCATACACTTGCTGTTTGGTAAGTGTACCTTGAGGAATCTTTGCTTGGTTATAGTTGTAAGTGTTTTGAAGAAAGTTTGCTAGATCGTCACCTGTTGCAGTCTTTACATTTTTCTGCTGTGTGCCAAGGTATTGATTAAACTTTTTATAAACAGCATTTGCTGTATCACCTACGTCAGCTTTACCTTTTAGATTAGCTGCAACATTACCCATTCCAGGAACTTTACCAAGTACAGCAGCACCAGCTTTCTTAGCCAGTTGTCCTATCATACCAGCAGGTGCTTCATCAATTTGTTTTTGTTCTAGTTCAGATAACTCAGCGATCTTCATGTTAAACGATTCCTTTGTAATTATAATATATTTATTTAACTTTATTAATATCTACTTCGTAGATATTTGTTTTCGCTTGCGCTCAAACTATTCACTTCGTTTGTTTGATGTAAGTTATTATGAAGAAACACATTATTACGAAGTAATAATGTTTAAGTTTCATGTAGATTGTTTCAGTCAGACGGAACCTGTTACGGTTCCATCTAATCTCAAAAATAGCTTCATGTGAGTTCGCCACAGCCGAGACTTGGAAGTAGGTGTTTTCTGCGACACAATGGGCTCTGACCTTTCCCAACCTACGTCGACATCATACGCTATACCGTATATTTGAACAATATACGCTACACCGTATTATCCCCCGCTTCGTTCCTAGTGCTAAGGGGTTTTTATGTGTAATGTGCAGTTTTTCGACAGCCAACAATCAGTCTATGCCAATCAAACACCCTACTACCGGATGCCGCTCAGCATGTTACGTGTGCTCCTATACGGATGC